TTATAAGGCTCGTGATTTTCTGATACTATCCAACGTGAGAAACCGCCTCCGTATGATCCCATAGGATGAGGATATTTCCTACACCATTCTACCATCTTATCTTTATAGCCTGTTCCTGTGTTGATAGCATCCGCAATGGCTACAGTGCATATTGTATCATCTGTATAGCTGTTTTCTTTCGTGAACAGCTTGAAATGATAATCATTTGTGTTGTTGAACTCAAAACGTGATCCAACTATATCACCTATTATTGCTCCTATCATAGTTTACATTGTATTTGAAAAATCGTTCTATTTTTATTCTGTTATATCTGGCTTTCCTGTATCTCTTTTTGTAATACCATTTGAAAAGCCAAGTAGTTTTTTCATACTTCAATAAGTATTTAATTTCCTTTTGAATGGCAATCCCGATATTATAACATGAAACAGAGTTAAGAATACTATCAAATGATTTTTGAAACTCCTTATCTGATTCTTCCATTTCTTTGAATGTATTTACTATTTCATTAGCGAAATTATCAGCAGATTTTTCCAATTCGTCTAATTGGTCTTTTATAGTATCTCCCATTTGCTATACCTCCTTTCGTCCTCTATAAGTTTGTTTGGAAAGGATCACTCCTTTCCTTATGGTTGCTTTCCTGTTCTTGTACTCGCCATCTTTTAGGGTGTTCCAGAGTGATTCTTTTGAGATCCCTATATCATCCTTTGTCAGGGTGTCGTAAATGGCTGTAACGCTCCCAAAATAGAAATGTCTTTTCCCATCTTTAGGCTCGTTCAGCTCAATATGTATAACCTTTCTTTGTTGTTTCATTATCAAGTGTGTTTATCAAACGCAAAAATAATACATTTTATTTAATAAAACAAATATATTTAATCTTCGTTTTCTCCAGTTCTTATATCACAGTATGTGTAAAACATGTTTGCCATAAGTGATAAAGCACGTGAATTGAAATCATGCTTCTCAGCTTTTTCATAGTTTCCCTGGTTATCTGCTTTGATCATCTTTGAATTTTCCTCGTCAGATAATATGCGAAACTTCTTTACCATTCTGTGAACCGCCTTTCTGAGTAATATATCATACTCATCTTTCGGTATGGTGTTTATTGATCGTCTCATTATTAGTCCCCCAACATATCCAAGATTTGACAAAGTGCACCTTCAAGTACAGATACCCTATCCTCCATATCATTCCTGTAATCTTCATACTCTTGATCCTCATACAGCATTTCACACCCATCATTTTTAGATGTTGAATATTCCAGTCTTTCATGGCATAAATCAGTAATATCCTTAAGAAGCTCATTAACTGGTTTGTCTCCAAGCATAGCTTCAACTGTTGTCTCTATTTTTAATTTTACTTGTTTCATATTCATTCCTCCATATTAGGTAGTAAATCTTCCACGTATGCCCATCTAATAAATTTATCCACTTCAATTAGAGTTTCCCATACTCCATTTGGGCGAAAAACTCTACAAGATTTATCTGGATATATAACAATTATTTCTTTGCTCATATCTGGTTTTTCACTTGCATCATGCCACACGCTGTTTATTCGCCATTGTGCGCCCCAGTAGAAACCCTTATACAAAGCATTCCTATCAATGTCGTTATACTCATATTCTCTGTCTGCGAAGTCATTTGCAGCTTTTTCTGTATCTTCTTTTATCATAGTTCCTCAAACTCTTTTTTCAGTGTTTCTATCTTATTATCCAGTGCTGCCATATAGTTTTTGAAGAAATCAGCTCCAAATATTTCTTCTTTCAGTTCCACATCATTTTTGTGAGAATTGTATCTGAATATCAGTCCACCTCCATATTGAATACATGACTTTTCAAGTACAGCTTTATGCTCTGTGTATCGTTCAATCTCTCTGTTAAGTTCTGTTGCTTTTACAAATTTCTCTTTATCCATATTCTTACCCTTTCATACGTCCTAAAAAGGACAATTTTAATACATCATACTGTTGCCCGACAATAGCGAACTCCAGCATACTATCCACATCAGAAACATCATTTATTCTCAAAACAGGGTATTCAATCTCGGATCCGTTGCAAGTATATGTTTCTCCTGTTTCGATTTGTCCCGTTATCTCATAATCATCCGTAACACTGAAATAATTATTCAGGCTTTTAATGATATGATCTTTCAGGTATGATTCGCTGTAAACAGATGCTATCTTATCCTGCTTTCTCAGTGCGTACCTCATTGTTTTCTATGTTTTTTAATCTGTTCCTAATAAGTTGAAAGAAATACGGATCTTTGTGAGATATATTCCACTTGAAATATGGTGCTGTTAGTTTTTCAGGATCCTCTGGTACGTCATTGAATGTAAAAACAGCCCATTTGTCGGAAAATAGGATCTGCCATATAACACTCAGCTTTCTCATGCTTTAGTCCTCCGTTATTTCAATGTCAGAAAATATATGCTCATCTATTTTGTTTGATATTACTTTCAATGCAAGTTCAATCATTTCAGATTTACCAAGTGTATAACCGTCTGTTATTATATCCAGGCATTTCCAGATCTTCATAATGTGTGGATCATGATCCGTTTTTATAGTCACACCACATACCTCACTCATGTGCTTTTCTGCTTTATCCTGGAAATCCCTAACATACCTGAAAAGAGAATGAGCTATATACACGTCTGTGTAAAGATCATATTCGTTATCCAGGTTAGGAAACCTCTTTAGAAACTCATTTCTTACAGTGAAATACAAAGTGTACAGATTTGCTTTGGTTGAGTAGAAAAACTCATCTGTCTGCTTTTTGAGCTGATTGTATGTGTCGTGGCTTACCGATCCTGTAGCCTGTTCTACAAAAGCCTTAGATTCGTTCCTGATAGTTCTAACCTCTTTAATGAATGGCATTCGGTTTTTAGCGCAAAAATCAGCAATCTTACCTGTGTAATGTAGTGCTGCGTTTGATATTACTATTGGAATGTACGCAATTCTTATGCTCTCTTTTGCTGGTATTTTTTCCATGATCAACTGAAAAGGAAAGAAAGGATCTTCTGCTGGAATTTCAGGTTCTCTTTCCATTATCAAACCTCCGTTCAAAATGTGTTCTTGTGCTCCAGGTTGCATTTTCTTGAACTGGTTGAATGTAGGTCTTATCCAGTTGATAACATCTGCATCAGGATGAGGCAAAGCAAGTGTTTCTGTATGAAACATTGTTCCTACACCACACTTTTTACAGGATATTGTATATGGTGTAACTCCTTTGTCCTTGTATGTTGTCACTATAGAAAAGCCACACCTGTTACATTTGTACACGTCAAATGTACCTCTGCCATCATATATGTTTGCAGCCTCTATCGAAGCTGCCATTTTATCGTATTTCGATTTTAAGCTGTTTTTTCCCATGTTATTCAAAATCAAATATTTTACCAACCATAATACTATCCATCATTTCAAATTTGGCAACTGTTACAGGCATATATTTAAGCCCAAAGTTAAGAGTTCCTCCGTGGCAAATTCTACCATAAAGTGCTATCTTTTTACGTTGCTCATCAGTTATTCTAACAAGTGGAATGCCATATCTACTTTGCATATATCCCTCATACAATATATGATTTCCATGTATTTTTACCCAACCATGTTCTCCTAACCATTGATCTGGATTGTTCTTATAATCATCGTTATGAGGAATTATTTTAGCATCCCATAATGCTGTAGCTATCTGATTGTGCAGCATATTTGCAATATCCCCATTTAAGGCATAATAATCTCCGTTAGGTGCTAACCATCCAGCACTATAATTCATTGTTATATCTACAGGCTGTATTCCTTTTGATATGATCTTATCTATGTTTCTTTCATTTTCAATATACCTTGTCACAAGATCATCCCTGTATCTATTCTGGTTTATATATCTTTCTACTTCACCATCTTTTAGCATCAGGTCTGTTAGTCTTAAGTTAAGCCCTTTTACTTCTGTAGGCATAACCAAGAATCCGTCTTGTATTTCTCCTGGATAATAGTTATATAGCCATTTAATAACCTCAATTTTCTTAAAACATTTTGATATAAAATCCCTTATTCCAATAATGGTATATTTTAGACTTTGGATTGTATCGCTTATTTCGGAATTATCAAAAAGACTGCTTGTGTCCCCATCATAAATAGCTCTTATAAGATCGTTATACTTTACTGTTATTTCAAATTTTCCATCATTCTTAATTACTGAGTTTCGTAGTTCAAGTATAACCTGATCCCATTCGTTAGCATCTTTTTTCATGGATAACAGTGTTCTTTCAGCCCATGCTTCTATATCCAGTGGCTCATGTTTATCTTTCATGTCTGGAGTGTACTGTATTGCATTAAAAGAAACACGATCATCAGAAGTTTCAAGGATAGTCCTACCAATTAGAATATCAAGTGCAATATTATCTGGGCAACCTATAAGGCTGCCTTTTATAGTTTCAAGTGCTTTTTGTGGGTTCAGAGAATATATCAAGTGTTCTCTTGCTATACTTACAAGTAGATCGCCAGCGTTTTCCCCAAGTGTGAAATGTACTGTTGTTTTCATAATATCCAGTATTAAAACGGAAGTGCATATTTAGATAATTTACCAAGTGGATTTATGTATCTACCAAGGTCTTTATTTTCTCTCATAATGTCATATAAACTATGTCTATATGGCTTTCTTTTTCGTTTAGTACTCTTTTTTCCCATGCTTGTATGGTCTTAACCTGTTATACTCTATCTTAAGTCTTATAAATGGATTGAGATCTATCCCAAGGCTCCTACAGATATAATCTATTCTTTGAAGTGAGTTTCGGATCACCCAATCAATGTTTCTCTCATTGTTTGTCAATATACCACACAGGGCAAATATGAAACCTGTAAAGCGTGTGTCTGCTGTAGCAATATAACGCTCATGTTGCTGTAATAGGTTTGCCATAAGGTCTATATCCGTACCTGTTTCTCCAGCAAAATCAAGTAGGCGTATAACAGCATCAGCAAGCTCATCTTCTACCCTGTTCTTTACATACTGTTCAAAGTGATACTTAAACAGATCCATGTTTCCTTTCTCTTTATACCTTTCAACTGTAAAGTATGGAATGATTGATAGATCTGTTCTGAAATTAGTCCTATCAGCTTCTACAGCCTCCATAAGTTCTGATATAACCAGGCATAGCCAGTGTGAACTGGGTTGCTTTGTTTCATGCCAGCCGTGTTCAACGGCAATGGCATGTATTTCGTCTCTTAATTCGTTTGATAACTTTAGCATTTAATCCTCCTTTCTATTTTACTTCTTCTGTTTTGCAGTGAACAACATCGCCATCAATCCAATCCCATCCGAATAAGGCTCTATTATCGTGTGCTAACTGTGTGGCTACTCTGTTTGTCTCGTAGCGATCCTTTCCATCTTCATTTGCTACCAGGATCTCGCCATTTCTGAGATCAATTATCTCAATGTTACCGTCAACGTATTTTTGAAGTTCCTCCAGTTGGAAATCAGTTCCGTTTTTAGGCTTAATTTCTTCTATTGTACCGTCTGCTTTTATCAGTGTTGCCATATTATCATGTTTTAGTATTTGTAATCATATCCTTTTTCTATCACCTTTGCATTTACAAGATCCTTACTTTTTAGCAAAAGGTATTCTGAATTGTGATAGGCTGTAAAATGATAGCTTTTATCAAATATGCTATCTCCAAAACCTGTGAGCTTTACTTTTTGCCCTGTCTGTAGCTTTACAACAGCACCGAACCAGGCGTTATCACACTGTGTTAGAATGTTCCTGAACTCGTGTGATAGGTATCTCTCTGGATTTACAGGCAAAGGATCAAGTAATGATCCTTTTTCTGTAACCATCCTGTATGTTTTCGCCTTGCTATTTCTACATAGAACACTCATACATGTGTTAAGGTGTCCTGGCAAGGCATCATCATTAAGCTGTGTTTCTCCGATCCTGATACCATCTGCATCAAAAGCAGCAAAAACGTATGTATTCATTTTTCACCTCCTTTCTTGTATGCTTTCTTTGTTTTTGGTTTGTTCTGTGATCCGACAAATGTTTCTGTATTATCTACCATCCTGTTGATAGCAAAATCAATGTCATTAACTAAATGTGGATAGCTTTCTTTTGCCATTTCGTGAGCTATGTGTAAGGCAGATTTTACCTTTTCACACGTAATAGCATCCATGATCATGTATAAATTATAGTCCGTCATATCTCGTTATATTATTTTGTCGGATTGTTGTTTATGATGTTTCTTACTATCTCTTTTGCCTGTTCTATTCCATCTTTGTAGCCTCTCGCATATTCTGTTCTTGTCGAAAGGTAAGCCGTAGATCCGTCTATCCAATCCATTATATCACGTATTGTTTTATCTTCTGGTGAAACGGATTCCTTTGCCCATTCCTCAAAAGCCTGATAGTAACCAGTTCTAATAAACAACATATCACCTGAGCCATCCCCCCACCAGTCCCTACAGTGTGAGATATATCTACCTATCTGATTGTTATTGGCTGGGCATAGTTTTTTATATATTGAACGGAACATAGCAGATATTTTACGACCTGAAAAATTACCAGCCATTTTAGCGTCATTTGTACAATATCCGAACATTGAAACAGATTCTATTTCTCCTTTCTCGGTCAGAAATTCATAACTTGCATCCCCCCATGATCCATATTTAATTGTGTCCTTAAGAAGCTGCTGCTGCTCTGTAGTTAGTACTGATACAATTTCCTCAACTTGTTTGATTGTTATTTCCATATCGGTGTTGCATTTATTAGGATTTATCCCTTTGTTATTATTTTATAAGTGTGATTTAATAAATTCCTTATCTTCACTCCATAACGGAAGATCCATTTCCATGGTTAAACAAACTACATCTTTTTCGCCAATAAGTTTAACAGCCATATTTCTAAAGTCTGTATCATCATAAGCCCTGGACTTTCCGATTAAAGATCTCGCCATATCTATATCATCTTGTTTTCTTTGTTCAAGAATGATCTGAGAATTTATTAATCTGGCATGAACATCTTTGACAATTTCACTGCCAGCAATTTTCTTATACTCTTTGCAGAATTGATCTTTTTCCATTGACGTATTCATATACAAAGAATGAATAAAACTAAAATCGTCACTGTTAGGCGTTAACCCTGTCCTTTCTTCAAATTCTTTTTGTGTCATATCCGATCTATTTTAATGTTGCATTTATTATCTGTGTTTCTCAAACACATTGCAAATATAGTTTGTTCTATTAAATAAAACAAATAATTTACCGACTTTTTTTCTGTATAAATTTACTCAGTTAACACAAAACGCTGATTTATAGTGAATTTACCTGGTTAAATTTCTGTGTTTCTCAAACACATTGCAAATATAGTTTGTTCTATTAAATAAAACAAATAATTTACCGACTTTTTTTCTGTATAAATTTACTCAGTTAACACAAAACGCTGATTTATAGTGAATTTACCTGGTTAAATTTCTGTGTTTCTCAAACACATTTTACCGATTTTATTTCTATCTTTGCGGTTATAGAATTAACAATATCAACTAATTGTAACAGATATGAATAAAAAACTCTTTGAAAAAGTCAAGACTAAGTGTACAGACACAGGTCTTTCAGAGAAGTATCTCCAGGCGATAACCGAAAAAATGGGTGGTAGCATTGAAGATGATTCGACTGATGATGAGGCTATTGAAACGACTGCAAATCTGATAGCTGAGGTGGCAAAAGAAAGCCAGGGCGAGGCTACAAGATGGGTAAACAAGAAAAGCCAGAAGAAGAAACCGAAAGAAACCGAAGAGGAGGAGGAAGAAGAGGAAGAAGAAAACAAAGGTGGAAAAGGTGGCAAATCTGGAAAAAGAGATCAGGAAAGTGAAGAACTGAAAGCGATCAGAAAAGAACTGGATGAGCTTAAGAATGAAAAGGCGAAAAACCAGCGTTCAAAAGCAATTTCAGATGCAATGGAAAAACACAAAATTCCATCATTCTTGCGTGATAAGCTCAACATCGCAGATAACGCTGAGGATATTGATGCTGCTGTTGCTTCGTTCAAACAGGATCTCATTACAAATGGTCTTGTATCTGCTGATTCAGAGGGTACAAAAGCAGCAAGTGAGAAGCAGATAGATGAAGCTGCTGATGATTTGCTCAAATCAATAACCGTAAAATAAAAGTAAAATGAAAAGGAAAACAGATTCTTTTACTGGGACACGCCCGATCTTCACTGGCAGTCCGTCATTGGTTATGGGAGGATTTAATCTGGATAAGGAAAAACAGAATTTCATGCCAGGTGATACTATCCCTGCTGGAACCCTTGCTATCAAGGATGAGAAAACCAAAAAAGTTCAGGTTATCAAGACTGCAAAGGTTCTTGAAGTTGATACTGAGGACAAAAAGAAAGTCACTCTGTATGTTGATGAGTTCTATGCTCCGTGCTTTGCACTTGGTGACAAGGTACTTAAAACTGATGCGATCTCTGGTACGTTTGATGCTGCTCCGTCAATCACAAAAATTGAAAAGAGCGGAACAAGTTATGTGATTTATCTTTCTGCTGAGATTTCTGGTCTTGCAAAGGGTAATGTTATTGAGGAAGTTATTAATAGTTCGTCAAACGCAGCTTCAAGAGGTTCTGCTAACAGTGTTCTTGTCACTGATGTATTTGTTGATGAGTTTGAAGTTTCAGTAGATGTTACTGCTGATACTATGCAATACGAAATGTACGAAAGGCGTGTTCCTCCTATTCCAGCTTCTCAGAAAGACGCTACAGGTGCCTATCTGAAAATCAATCCTCATGTGAAATTAACTCAGTCTTTTTAACGAAAAAGAGGTTAGAAAATGAAATCTATCTATCAAAAATTTAGTGGGCTTCATAAAGATGGAAAGCCTTTGGATCTCCTGGCTACATGGAGAAAGACGTTTGATAAAGCCTCGGAACGTGAAGTGACACTGTTCCAGAAAATGTATTCGGATCAGTGGTGTACTTACAATACACCACAGATGTCATTGACTGCTGAGGCTATTGTAGGTAAATATAATTTGCGTTTGATGGCTACTTTGATCGGTGATGAATCTCCTACACCATTGAGGCGTTCTGATGGTTTCGATATTTGGACTAAGGAAATACCTCGTGTAGGTCACAAGTTCCCTATGCCAGCTCGTGACTTGCGTAAACTTATGGAGGTTTACGAAAATCCACGTTTGAAAGAAGCTGATAAGGTAAAACAGATCGAAAAAACATTGAAGCATGAACTTGAGGATGCTTATCTTGGATGTAAGGACGTTATGGACTTCATTCTTTTGTCTGCATTCTCTGGATGGGGAGTAGCACAATTCACTCCAGAAGTAAACAACCCAGGTGGACGTACTTATGAGGTTGATTACATGATGCCTGAATCAAATAAATTGATCAGTTCGTTTGCATGGACTTCTGCAAACACAAAAGCAGGAAATGTATCACCTATTCTTGTTCTGGCTGCAATTTGTGCAGATCTCAGAAATCGTGGTATTGAGCCAGGTGAAATCGTTATGAGCCAGGATCTTTATTTCTGGTTGCGTAATGATCAGACTACACGTCTGCTTGTTCATGGTCAGGATAAGAGTGCTCAAACTGTTACCGTATCTCAGTTTGAATCTCTGTTGTCTGAAAACCAGATACCTCCTGTTACAGTTGTAACACGAAAGATGGGTATTGACAAGGACGGAAAACGTCACTCTATTGATCCGTGGAATCACAACTTTGTCTGCATTAAGCCTGCTGGTGTTATCGGTGAAATCCAGCCAGCTATTGAAGATAGTGAGCTGATGGAGGAAGATGGCGTTGATTATATCAATGCTGGTAACGGTATCAGGATCGCTAAATGGATCACTGGTGAATCTACTGGTCAAACAGCAGCAGAATACACACAGGGTTCTGGTAGATTGTTGCCACTTATCACTGAAATCGGTGCTATCGTATGTTTACAGGTGCGTGGTTATGATGAAGAAGTAATTCCTGATACTGATAATGGAGAAGTTCGTCTCTATTGTACAAAAGAGGAATTTGACAATATAGCATTGGAGGGCTAAAATATGGGAATTGTTCTTTGTACAAAAAAGAAGTTTAGGGACAAAACAAACAGGAGTAAAATCTACAATGTTGGTGAAACTCTTGAAGTCTCAGATCTTGATCGTGTAAATGATCTCGTATCACGTGGTATTTGTGTGATTACGGCAATCAATGAGGAAAAGAAAAGAGAGGATAAGTCAGAAGTGGTGAATGTGTCAGGAAAAGATTATGCTTTGCTTGACGTAAAGACTGCACTGGAGGCTATCGGATCTCCTGTTGCTCAGAATGCTGGAGTTAAGGGCGTATCAAACGCTGTAGCAAAACTTAATGAGGAACAGGTTGAATCATTGGTTGTTGAACTTGAAAAGGAAAAGTAAGTTATGGAGACATTGACAAAATACGAAGCGTTACTTGGTGAACTTGATCCTTATGTTCCAGGTAGAACTACATTGCAGAAAGCTCTGTTGGATGCTAAGGTTAGCGATCTTGACAGTGAGTATGATCCTGAAAAGGATAAGGTTGGCATTGCTATAGCAGCTATCAAGGTTCTTAAGAAAATGATAGTGCTTACAAATGACAGCCTTGGAAAATCCTCACAGGGCTACAGTGTTGAAAAGTTGGAGGATAGGATAAAAGATCTTTGCCGTGAAAACGGTCTTGACGTTTCGGAGTTTGTCAAGGTCTCATCTATAACAGACGGATCTAACTTGTGGTAATATGAGAACAAACGGTACTTTCCAATATAGCATCTTACAGGAAGCTGTTCAGGATCCTGAGACTGGATTTTACCAGGAACAGGATAATACTGAATGGCAGAAAGGGTGTGAATGCCAGATAGACAAGTCAATACCAGCAAAACAATATGTTGGAACTGATGGAATAACATACGCATACACTTATGATGTATTTATTCCTAAGCATTTCAAAGGCGATCTATCTATCGGAACAAAGATCATGCTTGTGTTTGATGATGGGGGTACTGATGAGTTCTCTATACAGGGAATTGACAACTTAAACAGGAGGTATATTGAGATATGGGGATAAAACCTGAATTTGGTAGCGGTGTAATACTTGCTAAGGTTGAAGCATTCCAGAGGAATCTGGATAAAGCAGTTTTGTTTATGCTGAAATACCTTGGTGAGGATCTTGCTAAGTACGCAAAGGAACAGCACAACTACACCGATCAGACAGGAAATCTGACAAACTCCATTGGTTATGCTGTGGTTCGTAATAAAGAGATAGTTTACTATGGTGGGACAAACCAGCCTGGAGTAGGTGCCGATGCTGCCCTGGAGACTGCAATGAAGTATGCCCAGGATATGCAAGACACATATTCACTCATCATAGTAGCTGGAATGAATTACGCTGCCTATGTTGAAGCTAAGGGGTACAATGTTATCCTCCCTGCTGAACTGAAAGCAAAGAAAGATTTTCCTGCTGCCATGAATAGATTGATGGAAAAAGCAAAAAGTAAAGCAAACGAATTATTTGGAATATGATAACTACTGAGGAAATAGCTGTAAGAGTTTACCAGTTACTCCAGGAAAGCGAGGTTAAAACTATGATTAACGGAGTTATTGGTTACGAAAGAAACGACTATGCAAAGGAGGGCGTTGTTATCGTTCCTCACACTATTGATGGCGAGGGATCTGTAAGGTTCGGAGAAATCAAGGTGAACATTCATGTTCCTGATATTGCAAACAAAAGTAAGTCTGTTTATAGCACTAATTTCCAAAGACTGATAGACATAAGGGCAAAGGTTATTGAGGTTTTGCAGAATCATTGCGAGGTAGGTAAGGGCTACAACTGGACTATAGGTAAGCTCAATCCTCCTATCAAGGAACAAAACCATAATGAACACTTTGTTTCTTTAGGTCTTGAAATAACTGTAAGACAAAAGTAAAACATAAAATTAAAAGATTATGCCAGTATTATCAACAGTGGGAATCAAAGCATTGTATTATGCTCCCATTAACCAAACTGATCCAAAGAAAATGCCAGAAAGTGGTTGGAAGCCTGTAGATGTGTACCAGGACACTTGTACGTTTGTAGATAAGGATGCTACAATCACTACACACAAGTCTGAAACATCATCTAAGAAGATTATCCAGAAGTCAAAGGAGGGATCTGATTTAGTTTTCTCAATCATGGATCCATCCATTGATGAAAGGGTTGCTTTTGAGGGCGGTGAAAAAGGTACCGATGGAAGTTACAATACATACACGGAACCTGAAACTGTTAAGAATATAGAACTTGCTTTCAAGGTTTTCCCTATGGAAGGTCTCGTACTTAACATTCCTTGTGCTACTGTGTCGGCAAAGAAAAATACTACTTACTCAGCTAAGGGTATTTCATTGCTTGATGTAACAGCGAATCCAAACGGTGTTATAACGTACAGTGAGAATCCGACTATGCCAGAGGAATAGTAAAAATCAATGAGAAAACAGCCTCCTATCCCCAGGATGGGGGGCTTTTATTTTTTTTAGACTATGGATCAGAAAGAAATAAGAGACATAAAAGATCTTACAAAAGAGGAAAGATTAGAACTGGAAGAAAAAGCTATTGAAGCACTTCTGCAACTTGGTGTTAAGTTTTCCGTTCCTCTAAAAATTTACCCAGTAAAACCTCCTAAGAGGGTTTTATGGTGGAATAGAACATTCCCTAAGATGGCAAGAATCTGGAGGGACAAAAGGATCCCTGTTGATTGGGACGTATCTGTAATGGAGGTGCCAGATGCAGATAAGGGTAAAATGGTTGATATGTATATGAGAAATTTTCATATCAAACCTTTGTATCTCGGAACTATAGACTATCTCAGAAAGCTGTATATACAGATAGAATACAATGAGAAAGACATTCAAGAACAGCCTATCCAGGAAAGTAAGAAGCTGTTCAAATACATACCTCTTATGGCTGAAATAGCTGCCGTTGCAGTAATCAACAGCCCTGAAATCACAAATAAGAGGTCAAAGGAAGTTGAACAGCTTAAGACTTTCTTTATCAATCACCTTACTGTAGCCAGGCTTAAGAAACTATCTGATGTCATAAGCCAGATGATGAATCCTGGGGGTTTTACCTCCTCTATCAGATCCATAAGGGAAGTGGGAATGACGAAGCCCAAAGCAAATCTGATAGAGTAATAGGGCTAAACAGCCCTTGGGGTAATCGTGGCGAAATTATTAAGGCTTATGGATGGAGTTATGATTATCTGCTTTGGGGTATTTCCTGGACGAACATTCAAATCATCATTGCGGATGCACCAAAAATAGAAGCGTCTAAGAATGATGAGGAAGAAGAAACTGTTCATGTAGAGTTGAAAACGAAAGACGAAATTAGGAATTATATAAAAGGGCTTATGTAATATGGATAATGTAAATGGAGGATTGGCATTCAAAGCCACTCTTGATATAGATGATTTTAATGTGTCTGCTCAGGCTATGGAAAGGCACATTAAGCAGGTGTCTAATACCACCATTGCAGAATCAGCTATGATGGAGCAATCGCTACAGAATATGGCTCAGAATGGAGCTAAATATATTGTCTCATACCTTGTCGGTCAGGGTATGGGTAGTTTATTGCAAAGCATAGTAACTACACGTGGTCAATTCCAGCAGCTTGAAATAGCATTTGAAACGATGCTAAGGAGTGGCACTAAGTCAAAGACGCTCATGGATCAGCTTGTCGAAACGGCTGCAAAAACTCCTTTCGATCTTCAAGGTATAGCGAGTTCAACAAAACAGATGTTAGCATACGGATCATCTGTTGAAACTGTTGTTGATGAGATTGTAATGCTTGGTAATGTTGCATCTGGTGTAGGTGCACCATTGGGAGAAATTGCTTATCTGTATGGTACACTGAGGGCGCAAGGCAGGGCTTATGCTGTAGATATTAGACAGTTCGCTGGTCGTGGTATTCCTATCTATGAGGAACTGGCTAAGGTTATAGGAGTTTCAAAAGATGAGGTGAGTGCTCTGATAACAGAGGGAAAGGTAGGATTTACAGAAGTAGAACAGGCTTTCAAGAACATGACAAGTTCAAGCGGTGTTTACTACAACCTCATGCAGGAGCAAAGTAAATCACTTACTGGTATGATCTCTAACCTTGGTGATGCCTGGGATAGTGCGCTGAATAAGATTGGTACAGACAACCAGGATCTTTTTGCGTCTGGGATCCAGGGGGCAATTAGCCTTGTGGAAAACTATGATGAGATATTGCGTATAATACAGGCTATTACCGTTGCATACGGAAGCTATAAGGCAGCCATAGTACTTAATACGCTTGCTACAAAAGGATATACTGGTGTAGCGTTACTTGACAATACAGCACGCCAGGCGAAAATAGCACTGCTTAAGATTGATGCTCAGTTGAGTGGTCAGGTGTCTGCTCAGACAAAGGCAATGACAGCAGCTCAGGAGGCTCACACTATATCATTACAAAAGCAGCTCACTGCTGAGGAACATGCTAACCTTGTAAAAAGTTTGCGTATTGCTACAATACAACAGCTACTAACAGCACAACAGCAGGAATATCTATCAAATTTGAACCTCACGGCTTCAAGTGCAAACTATGAGGCTGTAGCGATGAGTGTTCTTTCTGTTGAACAGAGGGCTGCTTTGAGTAAAACGGATCTGAGTGCTAAGAGTGCTGTTTACCGTGCTGCTCTGGAACAGGAGGTTATAAAGAAGAATCAGAACCAGGTTTCAACGCTTAATGCTATGCGTGCAGAGGTCAGTGCTGCTGCTGCTAAAGTGGAGGCTTCTAAACAGACAGCCATAGCTACAATGCAAGCTACTGAGGCTGCGAGGTATGAGGTGTATTGGGCTAAACAGTCTGGTGACGCTACAAGAATAGCTACTGCTGAAAAGAAACTGGAGGGTGCTCAGGAAAACCAGGCTATAGCAAGAAAGGCTGCTTTGTCTGCTCAGACTGATTTCCATACGAAGAAAAAAGCCCTGGAAGCTGCTGCTGTGAGACAGTCAACTGTTGCCACTACTGCTGATACTGTTGCAAAGGCTACGAATGCTACAACCACCTCAATGCTGACTGCAATAACAACAAAAGCCACACTCGCAATGAAAACATTATGGGCTTCCATGATGTCGAATCCTATTGGATGGGTGATCGGTCTCGTTGGTGCCCTGGTTAGTGCGTTAACTCTTTTCTCAGGAACAGAAGAAGAAGCTACAGATGCTATGGGAGAGTTCCAGGACACTACAAAAAAAGAGATTGACAGCTTAAACCTGTTGTTCTCAGTTTTGCAGAATGCTGAGAAAGGAACTAAGACACATAAGGATGCCATTGAGAAAATAAATGCCATTTGCAAAGAGTACAATAAGACACTGCTTGATGAGAATGCTACTCTGGATATTCAGAAGTTGAAATATGAGGAACTGACTGCTGCGATACAGAATAACACAGCTGAAAAAATCAAAGCAAAGTACACCGAACAGGCTATGCAAGAAATGATCCAGTCTCAAACTGATGCACTGGAGGAACTTAAAAAGGCTGCTAAGGATGCAACTTATAAGGATATTCAGGAAACTATGCAATATGATGGTGCCTGGGTTTCTGTATCTAAAGTGGTTGATGTTGATGCTCGTTCTATACAACAGGCTACTGGAGCTGTTTGGGAGGCTGTAGAATCAATGTCAACTGATGCTGCTGAGAGATTAAAAGGGCTTACAGGAGAAGCCTATACAGACGCTTTTAATCAGTCTCTTGACAGGATTGTCAAAGCCGTTGCAAAATCAACTGGAGCAACAGATAAGGAAATGGATAGTTTCAGATCCACACTGAGTAAATATCTATCAGATGTGGTGAGTTCTGCTAACATGGCACAGGATAAGATCTCAAAGGTAGATCAGCAGCTTTCCGCTTTCTTTGCGCCAAAGGATAGTTCCAAAACGTCTGAGGCTGTTGATTATGTGTCAATGTCATTTGAGGAACTTGATAAAAAGGCGCAAGACACTCAAAAGGAGATTGACGCAATAAACGCCAAAAAGGTTAAGGTAGATGCAGACACAAGCAAACTTAATGAGCTTCTTTCTACACTAAAGGAGATCAATTCTGCTGTTAACCAGAAAACGGAGAACCTGAATACTGAGGCTGGAATTAACGCCAGGATAAAGCAACTTAAGGACGAAAGATCGAATGTTGAGATAAACAGTTCAAAGTATAAGGAGCTGACAAAAACTATCAATTCTCTTGAATCACGTCTGCCAAAATCAAATAACAATGCAGCCCAAAAAGCTGATGAGTTATCCAGGAAACAACTGGAGGCAGAAAGGAAACTTGAAGAAGATCGTATCTCTGTAATGAGTGAGGGATATGAGAAAAGAAAGGCGATGCTTGATCTACAGCATAAGCAGAATCTTGATCGTATTGATAAAGAAGAAAAGGAGCTGGAGAAAGCCAGGAAAGATGCTGGAAAAGGTGGGCTTACTGATGATCAGAAAGCAGGGTTTGACGAAAGGAGAAGCATTGAGAATAAATCCTATACTGATGCACAAAATGAGCTTTTTGATGGTGAAATAGAATACAAGAAAAAACAGTATGACTTGTATTTCCGTTGGGTAAGAACAATGGGTGAAGATGTTGCCAGGTCTCATTTCTCTGAGCTGTTGAAAGATGGAGAATCATATAAAGAGTTCGTTCAGAATCAGATCAACATGCTGAAAGAGAAACAGAGTAACCAGGGGCTTACTGAGGGTGAGGGCAATTACCTGATTTCCCTTAATATGCAATACAATGAAATTACTGGTGCTAAAACAGCTATGGACGCTTTCAAAGAATCCGTTACAAATGCTATTAGCCAGGCTCAAAGTCTTGCTGATAAGATTGAAGCGGTCGCTGCTGCTAAGGAAAGGCTGAGTAATGGCAGCTCTGGACTTGTCGGTGCTGATGAGCAATCGGAGGCAGCTCTTTTCGTGACGGAAGAAGATGAGAAGCTACAGAAAGAAATTCAGGAAAGACTTATCAATGACTACAGGACTTATGAGGAACAGAAAAAGGCGATCCAGGATGAATATGCTGTATTGAGGAATGAGGCTCTTAAAGAGAACAACCAGGAACGTATTAACCTGGTGAATCAGGGTGAAGCAGAGGCGTTAAGTGCTTTGAATGCTCAGATGCTCATGCAAAGCGAAAGCTGGAAAAATCTATTCACGGATCTTGATAGTCTTACTGTTGAACAGATTGATAAGCTGATCAATGATATTCAGCAAAAAATGAATACTTCTAACCTGGATTTGAATCCAGCAGATCTTAAGGCTGTTCTTGATAAGCTGGATGAGGCTAAAAAGAAAGTTCTTGATGTGAATCCGTTCAAGGCTATGGGTAACGCCCTTTCAGACGTTTTCAAGAAAACAGAATCGGGATCGCAGAAAACATCTAAGCAGATTAAGACAGACTGGTCTAACCTTGCAAGTTCAACAGAGGGAGTATTTAGTTTTGTGAATGATGCCATTGATAGCTGTGATGTCCTTGGTGATCTTATTGGCGAAAATGGGAAAGCTACACTTGGAATGCTACAAGGTATAACTACTGCTGGTATAGCAATGGCAGCAGCCATACAGACAGCAGAAAAAGGTAGTATTATCCTTGCTGCTATATCTATAGCATTACAGGCTGTTCAATTCGTGGCAAATCTTTTCAATAATGATGATGAGCTGGAGGAAAAGATACAGAATATACAGCAGCACATAGATAATCTATCTAATGCTTTCGATCGACTGCAGAACGCTGCTGAACACACTTACTGGGTTTATTCAGATGAGGAAAGGCAAGCTCACAACCAGAGAGTACAGGCTATTAAGGATGAGATCGCTGCCTTGGAAGCTCAGAAAATTGTTGCTCAACAAAGCTGGGATTTTGTCAGGTATGCTGAATTGACTAAACAGATCAAGGAACTGAAATATGCACTTGAAAAGGAACAGTCTAATGGAGATATGTTTCAGTTGTATGAATTGCAGAAAGATAACCTCAGACAACAGCAAGAGGCTATAAGGCAGCAGATAGCAGCAGAAAAAGACAAGAAAGATACGGACTGGGGCAAGATTAATGACTGGGAGGAAGCGATCAAGGATATAGATACTCAGATTGAGGATATGGAAAGGAGTATGCTTGAAACTCTTGCGGGTACCGACACTCAGAGTGCTATTGATGAGTTTGCTGATGCCCTTGTGGATGCTTACTGCCAGGGAGAAGATGCAGCAGAAGCCCTTGGTACCAAAACAAAGGATATTCTCAAAAAGGCTGTAGTTGAAGCTCTGAAAAGGGAGTTCCTTGCAAAGGCAATTAGTGATGCTATGGCATATCTCGGAGAAGCAATGCAAGACGGTGTATTATCAGACAGTGAAAAGACTAAATTTGAAGCAATGATAGATGCTGCTGGTGAAACTTTCAACATGGCACTTGAAAGCGTTGGAGACTGGATAAAAGATGTTGAAGAAGATGCTGCTGAAAGTACTGATCCTCTGAAAGGTGCTGTAACCTCTATGAGTGAGGAAACTGGTGGAGTTATAGCAGGACGATTAAACACTTTCATTATCAATCAAAGTGATCAGATAGTGATTATGAGATCCTCGCTTGTTTATCAGGCTGAAATAGCAGCAAATACAAAAACTTCTGCTGCTGAGCTTGCTGAGATTAAAAGCACGTTAAAGAGAATTGAAAATAAAGATAACTCACTTTTATCACAAGGTATAAGCTAATGGACGTAATAAAAGAACTTAAGAATGACGGTATTAACAAGGGTTTGTGCCGTTTATGGCAAATGAAACTTAAGCCAGGTCTTAATGTTGATGAGCTTGCAAAACTGTATGTTCGTGGTATTGATTTCTGTATTATCAATGACTATCCTACTTTAGACTTTATCAGGACTAATTTCAAAGGTAAGTGTGAACAGTATGGGGTATTCGTTGATGATGAGGAAAGATCCATAAGAAATTTACCAGACGTTGTTCTGAATGGAGACTGCAAAGCCATGATGGAATATGATGGATATACAGTTAGCCGTGTTTTTGTAAGGCATAATTCTAAGGTGTCTATTAATGTTTCGGATCATGCCATAGTCACTATAGATGCCTTTGATAATGCTGATCTTGTGGTAGCTGTAGCTGGCAAAGATGCTCAGGTTATGGTAAACATGTATGGAGATTCCACTGTTAGGTGTATCGGTGATGGTATAAAAGTAAAGTATAACAACAAAAAAACATATCGGATATGATTGATAAAAATTTAATTCTGCATTTGCCTTTTGATGATCCAGACGGTAATAAGGCTTATGATTATTCATACAACAGATCAGATGCTACATTGTCAAATGGTGCCATATTTAGTAGGGATGCGAACAGTGGAAAATCACTGGATCTGAATGGGAACGGTGAGTGTTTGACAGAAAGATCAATTCCTTTCAGCTCTGATTTCACTCTATCTATGTATGTAAAACCGTCCACTAATAAAATTGGATGGTTGGTCAATATGAATGGTATAGACAACTATGTAGAACAGTGGATAAATGTAACTCCTAATGAATGGGTATTCCTGTGTTTTGTAAAATCAGGATCTATACTTACTGTGTACCTTGGTGATAAGACTGTTTATAATCAATCGCTTCCTGGTACTCCTGTAGGAATGTCAATAAATGAAAACTCTCTATCTGGTTGCTATACATTGATAGACGAAGTAAAGCTGTATAATGTGGCTAAGGAGTATAAAGATGTACTAATGATGCAACAGAATACAGACGTTGAATATTATATCAATGGTAAGAACTTCAAGGAATTTGGTGTGTTCGTATCGGATTCTGAGGGGCTTGTCGGTAGGCTTGAACGTAAAGAGACGCTACAAGTTGACTGGGATAATTACCATGGAATTGTCAGGGATAAGAAAAGACCTCGTTTCAAGGAAAGAACTATCACGCTTTCATGTTTCATTGAAGCCTCCAGCAGATCTAAGTTTGTCGAATGGCTTAATCTTTTTCTTGATGAGTTTGATGGTGAGGGGAACCATAGGTTTGTCGTTGAGTATGACGGAAAGGTGAAACCACTTGTATATGAGGTTGAGCTACATGATAGCGTGGATCCTGATAAGAAATGGGGGTTGTATAATAATGAACTTATGGTTGGTACGTTCAAGCTCAAACTGATAGAGGATGAGCCTGTAAAAAAAGTTCTGAGACACATAAGCAATACTGCAAATTCAGAAGCATCAATTACAGTGACTACCTACAGTATGCTAAATATATACTGGGGGGATGGAACTCATACATACAACGTATCAGGAAACAATAAAACAGTAGAACATACATACGCTGATCCTGGTGAGTATGATATTGTCATTACTGGCGTAATAGAGGATATTGAAAGTTTTTCCACTAATGCTATTGTAGTATGGGACAAATTGAAGTGATAAAAAGAGACGGATCAAAAATCCTGTTGATGTCAAGAGAACCTTTCTGTACCGTTAAAACAGCGGTACAGAATATAACTCTTATGGGTGATGATCAGGTACAACTGAATATCGTATCAACGGAACTGATGGATTTTCAGAAAGGTGACAAGATCGTAATTGATGGCGATGAGTACACAATAAGAACAAAGGTAACTCGTGAAAAGCTATCTGAGGACTACTATACCTATGATGCTGTTTTTTATGGAGTTATGTATGAGCTTATGAAAAGCCTATACAGAAATACTGATGCTAATGGAAAATCTACTTCAAGTACGTTTGATCTCACCTATAGCATTAAGGATTTTGTAAAAGTGATTATCTATAATGTAAACAGGGACTATCCTGGACTATGGAAATTCGATGAGGCTAATTGTCCTGATACAGAACCTCGCACTATTCAGTTTTCAAGGCAGAACTGTTTGCAAGTTTTACAGGCGTTATGTAGTAAAGATCAGTTTAACCTGGAGTTCCAGATTACCCAAAATGACGGTGTAAGAACCATACATATAGGAAAGTTTGGCGAAAGGATAAATCCTCCTGGAGGTAATGATTATTTTGAATGGGGCAAAGGTAATGGCTTATATACCCTTAAAGAACAAAAGGTAGATGATAAGGCTATTATTACAAGGCTATGGGTTGAGGGTGGAACTACCAATATCAGAAAGGACTATAGAAACTATTCAGAAAGGCTACAGCTTCCATATCCTAAGAGGTTAAACAAAAGAGAACATAAGTTATATGATGGCACCGTTGTAGCTCCAGGAACAGAAATGATCGGTATAGATGATGATGATAACAGATACATTGAGGATGCAGATCTGAGGGATCTTTTGGGTAGTGATGAGGATGGTGCTCAGTACGATGATATATATCCTAAAAGGACTGGTGTTGTAACAGCTCTTGGTGCTGATATAAACTCATTCTATGATGATACCATGGACTTTGATCTCAATGAATCAGATGAGAATGGAACTAAATACTTGATACAAGATGTGACTGCAAAGATCACATTCATAACAGGCAAACTTGCTGGTCAACAGTTTGAACTTGCTGCTAAGAATGGTTATGATCATTCTCAAAAGCTGTTCACCATAATTCCATTCACTGATGAGAGAGGTCTAACTATACCGACAACAGACAGTGAGGCTTATAGAATTTCTGAGGGAGACACCTATAAAATAACAGATATAAATCTGCCTGAATCTTATGAGCAGAATGCAGAAGAAGATCTCTGGTATGAGGGGTATAATGAATTTAAGCCACGTACACAGGCTAAGGCTCAGTATGTACTTAATTTCGACAGAAAATATTTCCTTGATACAACTCCAGATGATAGTAATGTATGCCTGTTCAAAGTAGGTGATTATGTTCCTGTTAAGGATGATCGCTTTGGGATTGAAAAGACTATCAGGATCCAAAAAGTAAGCAGGAACCTGATGCTTAAGCATGATTACAGCATTACTTTGTCCGACACTACAAGTATATCTATAATCAATCAGACGGTTATAGATGTTATAGGGCATGAACAAGTGATAGAGAGTAACAGGCTAAGGGATCTTAATAAGGCACGTAGAGGATGGCGTACAACAGAGGAACTGAGAACTATGGTGTATGACACTGATGGCTACTTTGATCCTGAAAATATACGTCCAAACTCCATTGATACCAACATGTTGACTGTTGGATCGAAAAGCCAGCAGTTTGTCCTTATAGATGTTGTTTTCAATCCTAATGTTAACGGACTTCCTAACAGGTTTGATGCAACGTCTGGAATATTGGCGCACTTAACTATTGATGAGGCTGATATTAAACAGTGGAATATGTCTGGTGCTGAGTTCACAATGTCTGAATCAGGCGGTTATTACCTGTTCGCAAAATGCTCTAAAAAAGGAACAACAGGTACCTGGTATCTTACACGTGAACAGTTGAAGTTTGAACCAGTTGAAGATCCGAACAACTACTATTTTCAGGTAGGTATTCTATCATCATTGAGGGCTGATGATAATTTTAGGGACTTTGTTACAACATACGGTTTCACCAGAATAAACGGTAATACAATTACTACTGGTAAAATAATAACGTCTGATGGTGAGTGTTACTTGGATCTTGATGGAAATGCTTTCAGGATAGGTGACGCAACAAGCTCTATAGATTGGAATGTGACTGCAAGAAAGCAACTAACATTGCATAATGTTAGACTTTTGTCTGATAGTGGCGATGTTTCTCATATAGGAGTTTATAGAGGTACATATAACAGCAAATATGTGTACTATAAGGGGGATGAAGTAAGTTATGAAGCATCTAACGAAGTATGCACATACAGATATATAAACAATGAGCCGAGTATGGGAATACTACCTACAAACTCAACTTATTGGCAGCTCATAGCTAAGGGATCTCCTGGAGAAAAGGGTAACTCTATATTCTACACATATAATGACAGCCAGGAAAAACCAAACACTCCTACTGGAGCAGGAAATACAAATGGATGGCACACAGAATCAACGGAAAGCGTTGTTTGGATGAGTATCAAGTCTGCTGCTGATATTAACAGTGGATCATGGGGATCTCCATTTAGGGTAAGAGGTGCTGATGGTACAAGTATCACTATCAAAGGTAGTAAAGATGATGTTTCACAGTTACCTGTAGTTGATAATAAGCCAGGTGATGCCTATATCATTGGTGAGAATCTTTATATTTGGGATGGATCAGGGTGGACGAATGTAGGTAAGATAAAAGGAGAAGATGGAAAAAGCAGTTATCTACATATCAAATATTCTGATGATGGTGGCAAAACATTCACTGATGGGAATGGAGAAGTACCTGGTAGGTGGATGGGAGTTCTTGTAAACCAGTCTCAATCAGACAGTGACAACCCAGCAGATTACACCTGGAATGATACAAAAGGAGAAGATGGTACACCTGGTAAACCTGGTGAAGATGGGAAAACGTCATATCTTCATATCAAATATAGTGATAATGGTGGTTTATCTTTCACTGCAAACAATGGAGAAACACCAGGTGCATATATCGGACAATATACAGACTTTGAGAAGAAAGACAGTGACAACCCAGCAGATTATACCTGGAGTAGAATCAAGGGAGATCCTGGAACAGGAGGAACTGATGCTGAATCTGGCGTTTATTATGAATACAGGTACGCAAAGAATGGATCTACATCTACACCTCCAGCCATAGATCTATCATCACCCAATCCATCAGGATGGAGTACTGAAATGCCTAAACCTGGTGCATTTGAATATGTCTGGTGTACTATGGCTAAAAAGTCTGGAATTGTAGATAGAACATCTTTTAATTACCCTATATCTGAGAATGATTATCAGAACAGGGGGGAATTAAGGATAATGGATCAGACAGGTGAGTATATGGCAACATATAATAAGCCAGAATGTATTGTAAAAGATGGAAATCGTTATGCTTTTGACTTGTCGTATGAAAAGGAGTGTAGAATACCTTACGATCTGCCTTTTGGAAAGAACTTTACTTTGTGCTTCTGGATGAAAACAGATCAAAAGTATGTTAAATGGATGCTGAACGGATATAATGGTCGTGAATATGTTGAAAACACAATCAATACAACTCCTGGAGTATGGTTTCATGTAGCATTAAGATTTTCTGATAAAACTGTTACTGTATTTATAAATGGAGTTCAATATAATTACGGATCAGTCAATGAAAAGATAGATGGATTTGCCATTTATGATGATAATATGTTTGGATCCAGTTCAATGTTTGATGATGTTAGATTGCTTGATAGTGCTTTGCCTGTATCAGATATTGAGAAAATAATGCAAGGTACTGCTGATGAACTGATACAACATTGGAGCACTCCTATAAGGGTAAATCCTTATGATGGTATAGATGGAAAGCCAGGTGTAGGAGTTAACACTACAGATGTTGAATATGCGCAAAGTACATCTAATAGTGTAGCACCTACAAGCGGATGGCAAACAACAGCCCCAGCCTGGAAAGATGGATATTATATATGGAGTAGAACAAAGGTAACATACACGGACGGTACAAGTACTACAACTAAGGCAGCATGTATAACAGGAGGAAAGGGAAGTACTGGATCTACTGGTAATGGTGTAAAGACTATAGTAGAACAATATTATCTATCAAGCTATGCTACTTCACTATTAAATGGATCATGGAGTACTACAAGACCTACATGGAAAGACAAATGGTATATCTGGACGAGATCAGTAATTACATACACAAATGGAACTTCTACAACAACTGCACCTATCTGTGTAACTGGATCAAAAGGAGACAAGGGAGAACCTGGCGATCAGGGACAAAAGGGAGAAAGCCCAGCAACGGTATTCAGAGGCGTTTATGATAGCAGTAAAACATACTATGGTACCAAATACAGGTTAGATGTTGTAAAGTACAATGGAGTGTATTATGTTGCCAGGATTGACGCTGGTACTTTCACTGGTGTAATTCCTACAAACACAAGTAAGTGGAATAATTTCGGTGCCCAGTTTGAATCTATAGCAACTGATCTATTGCTTGCTGAGAATGCCAACATAGCAGGATGGGTGTTTAAGAATAACAGGCTGGAAGCTCAGAATGGAAGCGTTTATCTGGATGGAGTTAATGGCGTTGTTCGTGTCAAAGGTACAATGCTATTATCTACAGGTTTTTCTGGAGCTTTTTCAGATGTTAACATCTTCTATCTGCCATCTGTAACATCTACTAAATATATCAGCATGGGACAAGATGCTGATGATATTGGTAAGGTATGCAGACTATACAATAGTAGCCCTTTCGGTGGTGCTGATTATATGATAGGAGCATATAGCTTTACAGCAGAAGATGGAATGTCATTGAGCCAGCTTGATTATTATGCAGTAGTAAAACCGCAGGAAGTCGTAGAAATGACTTGCTTTGAAGAACCTGGATCAACAGCAACATCAAAAAAAGGAAGATGGGATATAACAAGTAGGTTTTCGCACGAAGATTTTTATAAAAGTGGTGCAAAAGGACGGTATGCAAGAATACTTGCTATTGGTAAAATGAATGGTACCGATCGTGGAGCTTCATTATCTGGAAAGTATTATGATGGCAGATATTTATCTAATGTATTATCTGTTTCAAGAATAAACAAAGGTCATTATAGAATATATTGTTCAGCTTTGCCAAGTGGATATACTGTAATGGCTACTGGTGCTGGTAAAATATATGGTGGTACAAATCCTATAAAAGCGTGTTTGTATGAAAAAACATCGAGCTATTTTGATTTGGTATTGTCGTATGATGCATCGTCAAATGACGGATCTTGTGAATTTGTAATATTTGCGCCCGACTGGGACTATGACATGAATTGATTATGAAATGGTTTTTAGAAAGTAACAGACCAAAGCACTTTATTTATGCTATACCAAGTGCTTTCTTGTTCACAATTCTATTTGCAACAGGGTTAGCTGTAGGAATGGAATTTAAGGACAAACAATATGGTGGTAAATGGGATTGGCTGGATCTCATTGCTACCATAATGGGAGGAATTATAGGGCAACTATTACAGTTGTTAGTGATTTACATTATATTGAAAGGAGGTGAATTTATGTAGAATGTTTGCTTGAAAAAACAAAGTTTGTGTGTAAAAGTGTGTTTGTCAGACACAGATTTATTATATTTGCAGTGTTTACTAAGTAAATTGATATGGATGCAACAATGTATAGTTTAAGAATACAATCAAAAGGAAAGATTGAAAACCTTGATAATGGGTTTAGTCTCTCTGGTACTCCATTTTCTGTTTTTTGTTAGACCAAAAGAGAACACAATGGAAACAAATGTGCTTATCAGGTGTAAACTGATTTGCGACAAAGAGGATGGGGATTTCCCAGTTCCTATTGGTGACTGGACGCCAGGATCTATAGTTAGTTTATCTCCAGGTGCTATAGATCTTGAAAAGTTTGAAATTTACTGGGGTGCAGGTGAAACTATCAAAAAATAAAAAATATGGGACTAATTTTAGGAAGTGGATCAACCAAACCGCAATATCCGTATGATCAGTGGTATGGCGTTCAAGGAGACTTTACAAGTAGTGATTACAAACTTACAAGAGTTGGTAATTTGGATCTTCACAGAACACTACCTGTTCAGGCGAAATTAAGACGATATGTAGAAAACACGGATGGATCCGTGAAATACTATCTTCACCAGAACGATAGCCGTAAAAAGGAAAGTGGAGCAACAGCTATCATTGATAGTACTGATGGTAATGTAATGCTTGAAAAGCCTGAGTATTATATTAAGATTGAAATTTCTGGAACGAAATGGATCTATGCTATCTCAGAATACCCTTTGCCTGGGTTTATTAAGATGGAGAAAAAGGCTATTTCTCCATGGTTCGCAACACAGGACACTACAACTGGTGAGGCTGTATCTGGATGCTGGTTAACGTGGAACGGAAATGAGATCGCACGTGATGAAAATGGTATTGTGAAATTGAAAGATAATGCTGCTCAATTCAGGGGCGGTTCTGGTGCATCTGATGCTTCAAAAGATGCCACATATAATTCTCAGCTCGGAATGGCTCGTACTTCTGTATCAAAGGCAACAGTCAGACCATGGTGTAAACATGGTACTCATATCGGTGCATACAGGGCGTACAATGAAATAGCCTGGTTGCAAAGAATTGAATACGCATCTTTACACTGCCAGGACGCATACAATGAAAGCCTTACTGATGATGGTTTCCATCAAGGTGGACTTGGTAATGGTTGCACGGTGGATGGCGGTCAATGGAATACATGGGGAGGTTACAAACCTTTTGTACCTTGTGGTGTTACTGCAGTACTTGGCAACAATACAGGAAAGGTTTCATACACAATCAAAGGCTTGACTGGAGGTGATAAGGTTATTCAGGTAACATCTTATAGAGGACTGGAGGCTCCTTTTGAATATCTCTGGATGCTTGCTGATGATGTTCTCGTTCACCATGGAACTGATAAGAGTGTAGCTTACCTGTGTGAGGATCCGACAAAGTTCACTTCACATTCTGATTCTTCTACAGCTATCCCTGATGGATATGTAGCCATGACTGATTTACCACGTAAAGACGGGTATATCCTTACTTCTGCCATGTCTATGAAAGGATATACTTTCCCAGACAATACTACTGGAGGTTCAAGTAACAAGGGGTTCTGTGATTACTTCTATACTTGTGTAGATGATTCAGGCTGGAGTTCTCCAGGCTGGTATGGTGCCCTCCTGTCTGCTTATGCGAATTATGGTACGAATGCGGGGTTCGGTTATCTGAGTACGATTTATCGCTCCTCGTCTGCGAGTGCGTACATTGGGTTCCGCTTGTGCCGTTTTTAACGGACTGCAAAACACGGGGCAACGAAAAATATAGAGACTTGAAAATTTGAAAATATTGGTGGAAGTGATCAGGGGTGCCCTCCTGTCTGCTAATGCGAATAATGGTACGAATGCGGGGTTCGGTTATCTGAATACGAATAATCGCTCCTCGAATGCGAATGCGAACATTGGGTTCCGCTTATACCGTGGTATTTTACTTAAAACAATATACTGTGATCGCTTCTACCTTACCACACAAGGGTTATCGGTACGCTGATAACTGGTAAAATAATACGAATTAGATCGGTGTGAGTAGCATAGTCGAAAACTCCAATTTAGACCAACGGCACAATGGGATATAGTAGTAATACAAGGTTTATTCAGTATTCTGATATTGATGATACTCCGTTACTGAGAAAAACTTCTAAAAAGCTCAGGAACGTATATCATTTGATATATGATAGCAGAAATATTGTTAATGCGCAATATAAAGCTCAACTCGGAAAACGTGATAGAACTGAGATAAAACGCTTTAATGATAATCTGTTGGAAAATCTTATGTCACTATATACATCTCTTAAGGATGAAACATTTTCACCAGGTGAGTATCGTATTAAAACAATATATGAGCCAAAAGAAAGAATTATTATGATAGCTCCATTTTTCCCTGATAGGATCGTTCACCACTGCATAATAAATGTGCTTGGTGAGTTCTGGACTAATATACTCATAAGCAATACTTATGCTTGTATCAAAGGGAGAGGAATACACAAATGTATGGAAGATGTCAATAAGGCTCTATTATCTGACAAAAGAGGTACTAAATACTGTCTGAAAATAGATATAAGGAAATTCTATGATAATGTAGATCATGGGTGCCTTAAGAAAATTATCCGCTATACAATAGCAGATGATCAGTTGTTAAGACTGTTGGATAAGATCATTGATAGTAACGGTAAAGATGTCGGTCTGCCTATAGGGAACTATACAAGTCAATACCTGGCTAATTTATACCTGGCTTATTTTGATCACTTTGTCAAGGAAGATCTAAAGGTTAAATATTACTATAGATATATGGATGATATAGTGGTGTTGTCGGGTAGCAAGGACGAACTTCATAATATACTTGATATGATGGGCTTGTATCTGGCTGCTGAATTGAAAGTTGAGATTAAACCTAACTGGCAGATATTTCCAGTTGATTCTCGTGGTATTGATTTCGTTGGATTTGTACAAAACCATTATGGAATACTGTTGAGGAAAAGCATTCTAAAAAGATTTTACGCAAAGTTCAATAAGATTTCAAGAACACATGAGATAGATGATATGAGTAAAATAAAGCACTTATTTCCATCTGAATATGGCTGGATAAGCAGATGTTCTGAGGTGCATAGTAAGTTTATTTTTAATAATTGCATAAAAAATGGAAACAAACGTATTATCAACAGAACTACTGGCAAAAGAAAAACCAGTAGTAATTGACGAACTGAACAACGGTCAAGGTACATTCCTATATAATCACAATATCAAGGAGGTATCTGTTGTTGAAGATGAACATGGTGGTGTTGCTATCACGTTACTGGAGGAAGAAGCTACAGGAAAAAGATGGCAGTATGATAGTGTACGTGTTGAATACCCTAAAACAGCGGACAACATTTTCAGCACACTACTTACTGCAAAATATCCTGCCAAAACAGAAAGCAAACTTATGAATGAATACCAGAGTGCTGTTCTTGGTATCATGTCAGAGGAAGCAAAAATTCCTTATGAGAACTTCTTAAGGGATAGGCTGGCTATCAGATCTATGGTAGATGCCGATTGTGAAACCTATAATATACCTACAGATTTATGATTGTAGATTTTGAGGAAAACGAAGTAGTCAACGATGATCTTTTTGATTGTGAATATACCTCAGTAGATGCTGTAATCAATGAGGTTACAGTATTTACTGGGTGTAAGGAGGCTCAAACAGAGAATGGTACCAGAACTCTAATTGCTTATGGCGATGGAGTTAACCGATCTGCATTCTTTACTGATAGTAAAAAATTGAAAGATACGGTTATGGATCCAAATAGGAAATTCCCTTTTCGTGCAATAATTAAAGTTGTCAGATATGGTAATATGTATGGATTCAAATTCTTTTCTCAGAACTCTGAAATAACACAAGATGATAGATCTAATTTTGAGTTTTACAAAAAGAGTAAACACAGGAGGAATAGATGAATGAAGTAGAAAGCACTTTGAAAATTGCACAAGGAATTTCGGAATTTGGATTTATGACTATAGTCTGTTCAATATTCCTTATTCTTTCAGCATCATTGATGATAGTTTCCTTTAAGTGGTTCAAAGGCATAATTGAGCAAATAATAAAAGACTTCTCAGCTCAGCTTGAAACATTGCAGCAGACTGCAAATAGAAACGGTGAGGCAATGGTTGATATTGCAGAGGGGCTTATGCCTGAAACACAGTTAAGGATCAAAAATACCAGTGGCGTTTATTTCGATCTTGCAACAGAGAAAGTTTGCCGAATGATAAAAAAAATCAGAGAGGAAAATCATATCATTGATAAAGAAGCCACAAAAGCAAAGATCCGAAAATTGCTAACCAATCTATATAATGACAGGAACAGTAGATTTGATTTTTACAGGTATAGAGGTAAAAAGTTGTCAGAATACTGTAATCCAGAATGGATAGAATGGGTTGCTAAGGTTATAGAGGATGAGCTATACAATGAAGCTGGAGCAAACAATGGTAGAGCATATACAAATGTTTCTGCTGTTTATGAAAACATTAAGTTAGACTTTTATCACAGATTAAATCAATGAAAAAAATTCTTATTGACAACGGACACGGAGAAAATACCAAAGGTAAAAGATCTCCAGATGGAAAATTTC